TTTATAAAATTAAGAACATAATCAACCTTTTGATTTACATCTTTAATTAATTTCGCTTTAGTACGAATTAATTGCCAAGTCATATTAAATTTATTCATACGTATATTATACCATACTTTTTGAATAAAATCAACATCTAATTTTTATGGGTATTATACTCCTTGATAGTTTCAATTAATTTTTTATCCCAATTATCTCTATGTTCAATGAATACTTGAGGTTCATCATTATCTACAGAAATAATAGTTACTAATTGCGTAATAGGCATTTTAGTTCTTTCTTCCCAGGCAATGGCATAAAAAGCTTCTTGCATAAAGTAAGAAGTAACCCATTCATATTTCTTTTGTTTTCTAGATGTTTTGAAGTCGATGATAGATAGCTTCCCATCAAACTCTGCTACGCAATCGACTCTTCCCGCTACGCCTAAGTAGTCTGAATATAAGGGGAGTTCTTGTCCGTATACAGTTCCGATACGACTATCTAAAATTGATTTGATTCTATTGAAGTCGGCAATAATATTAGGCATAAATCCTTCTGTGTGATTCTCATTATTAATATATTTCTCACACATCTCATGGACAGCAGTACCTCTTTGTGATGCTCTATATGATACCTTATTGGCCTCTTCTTCACCGACTCTTGCTCTCCAAGCCTGAATAGCATCTTTAGATAGTATAGAGAGGACAGTTGTAATAGATGGGTAATCATTTCCATTACAATTATATTTACGACCAGAGGTTTTAGTTACGCTAGGCAGATCGTCATAACCTAGACTTATCGGTTCATGTTTAAACATAATATAATTTTGTGTTAACTTTTCAACACTTTTCTTTCATTAATAATAAAATCTTTTACAAGTCCAGAACGTACAATATCATCTATACCAAATTCGATTATATCGAAACTTTTCATACAATCCACAATTTGAATGAAATCTATAATGCCGTGTTTTTCTTTTTCTTGTTTAAAGTCACTTTGATGATAATCACCTGAAAATATAATCTTACAATTCCTACCCACTCTAGTGATTACCGAAGACAATTCATGGTAATTTAAGTTCTGCATTTCATCCACTACTATAATACAATTGTTATAGGTGATACCTCTAATGAACGAGGTGCTTTCAAAATGTAATTGATGTTTAGCTGTTAAATTGTCCCAAGCCGTTGCACAACCAAATAACTCTTGAAATACAGAGCGATAAGGGCCTGTATAAGCTTCTTTTTTCTCTGACTCATCCCCAGGTAAGAATCCGATATCTCTTGTAGGAACAATAGAACGTATGACTACTAAATCATGATAAGGTGTAGACTTATCTAATATTTCTTCTAAGGCTAAATGAAGTGCGAGGTATGTTTTTCCTGTGCCTGCCCAACCCGATAATAATATATTATTACCTGATTTAAAACTCTCTATAGCTTTTCGTTGATTTTGGTTTCGTGGTTCTAAATTCGGGAGGTCTTCTAATTTAATATTCTTTTGCTTTCTGTTCATTTATTAAATAAGCTAGAGTATTTTGTCCCGGCATTCTTATTAATTTGAGCCATCCTTGATTTGAATGTGTCATCGGTTTTAGACCAGACATCTCCGGTCCTATGCACTACCTGAGGTACAGATGAAAAATATGATGAGCAGTTGTTCTTTTCCATGTATTCCTCTTTCTCTTTATAGGACATACTGGCTTCCCAAATCTCACCGGTTTCGTTGTGTTTGAATTCGTATATTGGCATTAGTTAAAGATTCTCTTACCCCAAATTTCTTCGGCTAATCTTAATGTAAGACCTCTAACCTTCAATTGCTTATTAACCGCATCTAATAGGTATTGTGCGTCCATAACATGGATACTCTCTAAGATAGCTTTAAAGGAAGCATCAGCTCTCTGCTGTTCATACTTACCCTTATTTGATAATGGGACTAGATGTTTTATAATATCGTTTAGTCCTTTAGATGCTGATACATTAGGTTCCCATTGAATATTTTTTGATACATGAATATTCAAATCAGGATCGAAATTAATTCTCATTAATGATCTGAGAGCTATAGAATCATTAGATATTAGAATTTCTACTTTTTTATTTTTACTCGGCTCTTCATTAACCGAATCTAAGATTTCATATATTTCCATTAAAATTCACCCGCGCACTCTATTAACATCTTCATCTTATTCTGAATTAAATAATTTAAGATGTTACTCTTATTAGGATATTTATAATTTTCATTAAGAGCCACAATTTCATCTTGAAGCTCTTGAGGTGTTTCTTTCAAATCAATCATTTTAGTGTTTCTAACAAAGTTACGATATACCTCTGAAGGCATCGACTCTCTGTCTTCATAATACTTATCTATCATCCTCTGAGTCATAGGTTTTTGCCTAATCTTATCAGTAAACGTATTATCAGGTGAATTACAATTAGGAACACCATCACCACTATCACCTTTTAATATATGATCGAATAGGTATTTTCCTGGGTTAGAATCTTTTACCATTTTATTTTGCATAGGTGAATACTGAATTACATTACCTAAAGAATGTAATTGAATAAAGTCTTTATCAGCAGATATAATAACTATCTTCTCACCACCAAACTTATTAGCTTCTTCTCTAGCTAGAGTTCCAATAATATCATCCGCCTCACATCTATCAACACGCAAGACAGCATACGGAAAATTCTTTCTTATATCATTAGTTGTTATATCCAATAATCTATAGATTTCTGCCCAATCATATTTGTCGGTATCTCTAGTAGCCTTTCTATTAGCTTTATATTCAGGGAAGATTTCTTTTCTCCAAGAAAAAGAATCTACACAAAGTACGATCTTTCCATACTCTTCTTCACTAAATTTATTACGATAAGTACGAATGTTATTAAGAATGATGTGCTTAACTAAGTTCTCACTTAATGTATCACCTCTGTTAAGTTGTCCTAAAATAGAACCAACAGCTATGCCATTGTAATCAATTAAAACCATAATATAATGCTCCTTACTTATAAAGATGGGGTTTCTGACTAATTCTTAGCAAAATCCTTTCCATGATTATTTCATCATCCTCAGGGGTAGATTGCCAATCATTATACCACATTTTATCAAATCCATAAAAATACTTCTCCCGACTTCGATCTACGTTATAGCCTCGCCGTTCCATCTCATCGGCTAACTTATGAAATCTTTTAATAAGGAAATCTAACTTATCGTAAAAGAAGGTTACATGACCCTTATTTAAAGTAAATTTACTAGGTATACTATCTAGAATGGCCTCGGGCGGTCTGGATCGCAGGCTCCTCTTCAGGGCGGCAGGGACCATGGTTATTTCCCTAAGCTCGGCTACTAAATGTACACGATGCAATTTTTCTGGATGTAGATCTGAATTTATTCTAGTCATATAATATATTATACCATATTACTTGTCAATAGTCAACCCCTTTACTGCACTTCCACCCAATTTAATTGCGATAATGCCATTATAATTATCTTCTCTTAATAATACATTTTCATCAAATTGGATTTTAGCTTCCATGTAATTAGTTTCACCACGGGTTTTACATAAAAGAATAATTTCTCTCTTGAATTTATCCCTCCCATATATTTCTATATCTTCTAAAAGTCTCTGCGAAGAACCCCAATAATCCTGCCAATCAGTTTCTATTACTTTAGTTCTCTTATTCTTTTTTCCTTTTAAGGGTTTTAATTTACGTTTAGATTTAAAATATTTTCTACCTACGTAATCATGTCCATTAATAAGGTTAGTAATTCGATATATGAACCCGTAATAATCACCTATATCTTCAGAAGTAAATTCCTCTCCGTTATATGTCCAGTTCATCGTCCCAGATCGGATTTTCGAGTTGTGAACCACAAAACGGGCAATAATCCGCTTCCATGTCCGCCTCAGAAATAGGTACGGTATGATCCTCCTCCAACGAAACGTGGATATCATATTCACTATTACAATCTTTACAGTACTGCATCTTGCAAAATTAGATGTGCTTCTAAATCGTCACATCCACCTATCAATTTATTATTTAATATTACTTGGGGGTATGATCTAGCAGCGGGTACCGCTTCTTTTAAATCATTAATAGTCCATTGTTTATTATCCACTAAACGTGTCTCATAATCAATGCCTCTTATATCCAATAAAGCTTTAGCCTTGTCGCAATACGGACAGGCCTCTGTTGTCCAAACTATATTCATAAACTTAATCCTTTTAAAGTATCCAATTCAACATCTTGTTTTACACCACCAATAACATAACTAGTGATTTCAGTCTCTTGTGGCGCTACCTGAACATTGTGCCCTGCAATCCACTTTTCTGTCCAAGGAAGGGGATTCGCTTGGCCGACTGAATAAGGTGATTGGTATCCTAAGGTCTTCATCCTTTTCGCACCTATCCATTCTATATATCCCTTTAATACATCAGCATTTAATCCTATCATAGATCCATCTTTAAACAGATATTCAGCCCAATTTATTTCTTGATCAATTGCAGATTCGAACATGCCTACGACTTGATCAGTAGTCTCTTCTTGAATCTTAACAAAATCTGGATCTTCACTTAAAAGATTTTTAATGAGTTGTAGGGAGGCAGATAGATGTGTATTCTCATCTCTACAAATCATTTTAATAATCTTAGCATTACCTTCCATTTTCTTTAATTCAGCAAATGCCCAAGAACAAGCAAATGAAACATAAAATCTAATGCCTTCTAATATAAAGATAGAAACTAAACAAAGATATAAAAGTTTCTTATGCTCATAAGATCCATAGTCGCCATCATAATTCATAAGATTATCATAATATCTAGAGATATCTTCTGAACAATCTACAATCTCTGGAATATTTAATATACCATCAAATACAACGCTAGGATCTGAGTATACATTTCGAATTAAATGTGTATATGATCTTGAATGAATGGTTTCGAAAAATGCCCAAGTTTCTATCAATTGCTCTATTTCAGGAAGAGATGTTAATGGTAGTAAAACCATATTAGGACTCCTTCCTTGAACTGAATCTAGAAGTATTTGTCTCTTCAGATTAGATGTAAAGATATGTTGCTCGGATTCTGTTAATTTAGAAAAATCAATCTTATCCTTAGTAACATCAACTTCATCAGGAGTCCAGAAAAATGATACCATTTTCTCCTGTAACTTCTGTATGGCTGGATATTTTACAACATCGTAACGTGCGATATCCACAGCCTCATCGAAAAACATATTGCTCGACGTGCGCTTCTTTATTTTAAATACTGATTTCATAATATTTCATCCATAAGGTTTGGGTCAAATCGAAAAGGGTGGTCTGCATTATGCATTTTTATTATCTTATCCAATACCTCCTCATCACTCATATCCATGGGTAAATATCCACAAATTTGTAGAGTCTCTATCCATTCTATATATAGGTTAAATTCTTCGCCAGACATTAATTAGCAAGTGGATTATCTAAAGCACGTTGGATCTTTTTCTGTAAACGATCCTCCAACTCCTTAGTATCTCTACTTACTGATTGTCTTAATTGATCTCTTTTAGTTTCGAATCTTGCTTCGGCATCATCAATCATATTACGAACATCATCAATTGATTTGCGAACTAAATCTTCTGTTCTATCTGATTGGTTTTCAATTCGTTGGATATCATCTCGTAAACCATTTTTAATATCACGAGTATAATCTACAGTTTTTTCCATTTGTGTTTCAATAACTTCCATTCTTTGTTCAAATGCACCAATATCTAAACTTGCAACACTTTCAATCTTCTGATACATTACAAATCCTGCGTATAAAACACCTATAAAAGAACCAATTCCTGCCAACGCTATTGTTAAAGTAGTATAGGATATTTCCATACCAAAGACTTCAAATGTCTTATCCTTTAAACTCTCAATTTCCTTTCCTAAATTCTTAGCCATGTTTACTCCTATTTGTTAACCTCACGTACCTTTGAGTATAATGTACCAAAACTCTTAAACCAAATTTTAGCATCTTCTTCTGTATGTGCTGATGTAGTCATATGTATAATATTTTCATGTGTACCTTTTAATGTAGTTCCTGGTGCACACATCGGACACTTACCCTTCGAAACATTTACCATTGCTTCAAATATTTTCATATACTAAAACTTTCCCCGCAACCACATCTTGCCTTTTCGTTGGGGTTATTAAAATCAAAGCCTTCATTTAACCCTTCTCTTTTGTAATCTAATTCTATGCCATTAAAAACATACTTCCATTTATTATTATACAGCAAAGTGACGTCATTGTCAACCTTTATTAACTCATCTGTTTCGTCTATATATTCTGCCCATTCTAACTGATAAGCAAATCCTCCACAACCAGAAGTAGACACACCAATTCTTAAACCGACAGTATTATCACTTCGGTTATTAAGTAAATCTTTTATTTTATTTTTTGCTTCGTTTGTTATTGTAATCATTTATCGCACTTTTAATTGCATCCTCTGCCAGTACCGAGCAATGTATCTTGACCGGAGGAAGAGAAAGTTCTTCGGCAATGTCAGTATTCTTGATTTCCTTTGCTTCATCTAATGTTCTACCCTTTACCCATTCAGTGAGAAGACTACTACTAGCAATAGCAGAACCACAA